CTGGCCCAGTTCAACGCCCAGGCCAAGGAGAGGCAGATTCAGTTGGAGGCCGAGGCACGGCAGAAGGAGATCCTCGCGCAGACGGCGGCAGACACGCGTCGCGAGGTAGTGCAACGCGAGCAGAACGTGCTGGAGACGCTCCAGGAGTTGCTGATCCAGCGCCTCATAGAGCAGGGGTGGACACCTCCGGGAGGTACTGGCCCGCTGCCCTCTGCGGCGCCGCCTGCCCCGGTTGTCCCGCCGCTGCCGCCCCCGCCGTCCGTTCCGCCAGTGCCACCCATGGGAGGATGATGTGTCCCGACATCGTTATGTCACCGTGCCGTGCGTCATCCACCAAGCGTCGCTTCGCGTGTCCCCTCGTACGGAGCAACTCATGGCCGTACGAATGCTCGTGGCAGCCGAAACAATGCGCGCGCTTGCGGCAAAGAAGGGGCGCGTAATCGTCACGCCGTCGCTTCGATACGAGGAGCAACGGGACGCCGGGTACGATGTTGTCGCCGTCGTTGCCCACGCTCAGACGGCGCCGCGCCCGGGTTGGAAGAAGACGAGACGCCAGCGTGGCCCCGTCCCCGTCACCATTTCCGTCACGGAGGGGTTATGAGGCGCCGCTACGTGCACCGTCCGGGACACCCCAAGGCAAACGACTGCGACATGGTGGCCGTGGACGAACTCGGGGACGAGGAGGCGCCCAAACCGGAGGGGCTGAACGGCGCAACCATCGCCTCGGGCCGATTTTACGAGAACCTCCAGAGCCCCATTGACGGCTCGGACATCGGCAGCCGCAGGCGCTACCACGAGCACATGAAGCAGCACGGCGTTGCGCCCGCTGGAGACTTTCGCCAGCACTGGGCGAAGGCCGAGAAGGACAGGCAGAACCCCACCCGAAACATGGAGCCAGTGGCCGAAACCATTGGGCGGGTGTGGCACCAACTGGAGCAGCGCAACGGAAAGAGACGGTAGGAGATGGCCGAAAGCAAGAGCATCGCGGACCACCTGAATGAGGCATGGGACAAGTCGGAGGGGACGGAAGCCGCCGAGACAACGGAAGCCGCCGAGACAGATGGCGCGGCCGGAGAAGCGGCGGAGGCGCCAGAGATGGATGCGTCCGCCGATCCCGGTAACGAGAATGAACCAGGGGGGGCGGAGAGCGAGTCAACCCAGGAGCAGGCTGCAGCGACGGAGCCTGTCACCCAAGGCCAGAAGAAGGCCGTCACTCCCAAGGCAGGGAAAGGACAGAAGACAGCCGCGCCGGAAACGCCACCGCCCAGCGCCATTCCAGAGGCTGGGCCAAAGGCGCCCCAGTCGTGGCCCGCTCCCGTCCGCGAGCACTGGAAGAACCTGCCGCCCGAGGTAAAGACACATGTAGACAAGCGCGAGAGAGAGGTGAGGCAGGCTCTCCAGTTGTCCGCCGAGTCACGAAAAGTGGCTGCGGAGTTGGAGAAGACGCTCGCGCCCTACAGGCCCTTCATGACGGGCCAGCCGCTCAAGGAGGTGGACGGACTCTTCCGCACGGCAGTCGCCCTTCGTACTGGCGATGACGACACAAGGGCGGCGATCGCCGCGAACATCATCGCCAATTTCCGGGTACCAGTGGACAAGGTGGCCGACATCCTTGAGGGCAAAAGCGGGCCTGCGCCGGGAGGGAAAGTGGCTGCTGGGGCTGTGCAGCCACCGCCCACCCCGCAGACGCCGCAGGGCTTCAGGGACCCACGCTTCGACCAGTTCATTGGCACCCTGCAGCAGCACGCCCAGGTGGCCGCGCTCGCGAGGAAGCAGAAGCAGCGCGACGAATTGGAGGCCTTCGCGAATTCCGGCAAGGCGGAATTCTTCTACGATGTGCTGCCACAGATGGAGGCCATCCAGCAGGTGGCATCCGCCTCCGGAGAGACTCTTTCGGTTGAGGAGTTGTACGAAAGGGCTTGCTTTGTGAGCAAGAGTGTGCGTCCATTGTGGGAGCAACGCAAGGCCGCAACCCGGGCCGCTGCGAACGCCTCCAAGGCGTCCACGCAGCCCCGCACGCGGGTGGCAACCTCCTCGTTGCGGCATGAGCCTACGGCGCCAGCAAGCGGCAGCAGGCAGCTTAGCCGCAAGGAGCAACTGTTGGCCGCCTGGGAGAAGTCGGAAGCAAAGCGGTAACCCCCAATAGCGACACGGGGGAGGGGCGAACGGCTGGTGCCGTCCACGCGAAAAGCAACGTCGCGCACGCTGGCACCAACCTTCCTACAGAGGAGCCATCATGGCTTCGCCCAACATTACCGAAATCGCAACCGTCACGCTGGAGGCTCGCTCGGGTGAACTTGCCGACAACGTCACCCGCCACACCGCCCTCCTCATGCGCCTCAATGAGCGAGGCAACGTCGATCCGCTTGATGGCGGAGAGGTGATCCTTGAGGAGTTGGAGTACGCCGAGAACGGCAACGGCGCGTGGTACACTGGCTATGACACGCTACAGGTGGCGGCCCAGTCCGTCATCTCGGCCGCTTCCTTCGACTGGAAGCAGTTGGCCGTGCCCGTCATCATCTCCGGCCTGGACAAGTTGAAGAACTCCGGCAAGGCGCAGATCATCAAGTTGCTGGATGCGCGCCTCAAGAATGCTGAGCACACCATGCTCAACATGCTGAGCGCCAGCATCTACAGCGACGGCACCGGCAGCGGCGGCAAGGAGTTGAACGGCTTGGATCTCGCGGCCCCTGCCGACCCCACGACCGGCACATACGGCGGCATCGATCGCTCTACCTCGCTGGGCACCTTCTGGCGCTCGAAGGTGTACGACCCGTCCTCGACGCCCACGAGTTCCACGATCCGTGGTTACATGAACACCCTCTGGAACAACATGGTGCGCGGGAATGATGTGCCGGACATCATCGCCTTTGGGACTACCCTCTTCGGCACCTACGAGGCCTCGCTCCAGGATCTCCAGCGCTTCACCAACGGGAAGATGGCGGAGGCGGGCTTCCAGACGCTCAAGTACAAGAACGCGGATGTGGTGATGGAGAACTACGGCCTCGGAGCCACTGAGGGCTTCTTCCTCAACACCAAGTACATCCGCCTGCGCCCACACAAGCAGCGCAACATGGTGCCCATCGGCGATGGCGACGGCAAGCGGATGCCGGTGAACCAGGACGCCGAGGTGGTGATCCTCGGGTGGATGGGAAACCTCACCTGTTCCAACGCGAGCCTCCAGGGCCGCTTCATCGGCGACTGATCAGCGGCACCGAAAGGAGACACGCACATGGCTTACACCACTTCCTACAAGCACACTTCCTCCGAGGTCGGCCTCCAACCGATCGACGAGGTGAGCACCACGCAGAACCACCCACTCGGGAAGATCGTCCAGGCCGAGGACAAGGGCTCCAACAGCAACGGCATCGGAGAGTTCATCTACGTGAAGGGCGTGGCCTCTGGGGCGCGCGGTGCGTGGGTGGGCATCAACGCGGACGATGGCGGCACCACTCTGGCGACGGCAAACGGCATCTACCCGCTCGTCGGGATCATGATGTCCACTCTGGATGCCACCACGGACTACGGGTGGTGCCAGATTACCGGGAAGGCCGTGGGCAAGGCCCTGGCCAGCTTCGCTGACAACGGCATGGTGTACCTCACCTCCACGGCTGGCAGCGTGGATGATGCCGCTGTGGCGGGCGATCTGGTGCACAACGCGAAGGGTGCCAGCGCGCTGGACTTCCCTGAGACGGGCTTCGCCGAGTTCGAACTCTCCCGCCCCTTCACCGACGACGACACGGACGACAACCTCGGACCGTAGCCTCTCAGCATGAAGCAGGACTGGCGCCGTGCAGTATTGGCGGCGCCAGAACCCACGCAGCACCAGGAGACGCAATGCAGCTATACGGGACGAAGGACCCTCAGACGGGGAAATTGCAGCCGCTGATGATCGGCTTCGAAGTGAGGGCCGTCATCGACACGGAGGCTTCAGCCGAGGCTGGGCACCCGAAGCATACGGACGTGGAGTACATCACCAAGATGGTCGCGGGAGACCAGAAGAACGTGGCCGTTCGCCCCGTTCGCGACGCTGATCGACGCGAGTTTCCCGAGCAGTACCAGCACTGGAAGCGCGGGCAGACGGAGCGCGCTCGCGACGGAATGGCGCTGGAGGTGTGGCCCGGCGCCACTCGCGCCCAGGTGGAGGATCTGCGCGCCCAGCATATTTTCTCCGTGGAGCAGTTCGCCAATGCGCCCGACGACACGTGTCGAGGCCTTGGGCACGAATTCCTCAGTCTGCGACAGATGGCCCGGGACTACCTGGATGCGGCGAAGAACGGCGCCACCCTGGCCCGCCTGCGCTCGGAGCATGAGGACCTGCGCACTCAGTTGGAGGCGGCACGCGCTCAGTTGGAGGAGGCTCGCGCCGAACTTCGGACACTGAAGGCGGCCCAGCCCGAGCGGCGCGGCCCTGGACGTCCGCCGAACAGCGCACGGGTGGAGTGATCGTAGCGCGTGAGGGTTGAGCCATGGCCTATGAGACGGTGGCGGACATCGTGACGGACGCGGCTCAACTCGTGGGCATCACCACGAGCACCATTACAAACCCCTTCACGTCCACGGATCCAAACATTCTCCAGATGGTGTACCTGCTGAAGGCAGCGGGGCGCCAGTTGGTGCGTGAGCACCAGTGGAGCCAACTCCAGGCGACGCACTCTTTTTCCACCGTCTCAGGTACGGCCACCTACTCCATGCCTGCGGACTTCGGGAGGCACATCGATCAGACGCACTGGAACAGCGAGGCACAACTCCCCCTGGCAGGACCTACCACGCCCCAGGAATGGCGTGCTCTCAAGGTGCTGAACGCCTCTGCTGGGGTACAGTTCTACTTCCGAACCAACGGATCGACGCTGGAAGTGTACCCAACGCCAACCGACGCGCAGGACCTTGTGCTGGACTACGTCAGCACGTATTGGGTGCAGGCGACTGGCTCGGCAAACCGCGACAAGAGCAAGCCCACCGTCGCCACAGACATCCTCTGGTTCGACTCTCCGGTGCTGGTGCACCGACTGCGCCGGGATTGGCAGCGCCTCAAGGGCCAGGACTCCTCGGATGCCTCTAACGCCTACGAGGATGCGGTTGCGGCTGCCAAGTCGCACCACCGCTCCGCGCCCGTGCTCAGCCTCGCAGGAACGCCATCGCGTCCGCGCACGATTGGGTGGTGGAATCTACCGCCTACCGGGTGGGGCCAATGATCGGGGGGACTCCAGCAGAACAAATCAGCGCTGCACGGCACGCGAACTTTTCCGTAAGGGCCGCCACTCCAGGCGAGCGCCAGTGGTTTTCGGAGCACGTGGGCATTCCGCTTACGGACATGGCGCGTGGGATTGCCGCTGTGCGAGACGACGGGGCGATTCGAGCCATGTGCGTTTTCGACATGTGGACTCGGAATGCCGCATACGGGCACCTTGCCGTGATTGAGCCAATCGCAGTCCGCCAACTCATGCGGTGGGCATTCCGCTGGTTCTTTCTGGAGACAGGGAAGGGCGTCCTGCTTGGCTCCGTCCGTGCGTCCAATGCCAAGGCGCTACGTCTCAACAAGCATCTCGGCTTCCGCGAGGCGCATAGGGTCAAGGACGGAACCAAAGAAGGGGAAGACATGATCCTCATGGAAATGCGCCGCGAAGAGTGCAAATGGTTGAAGGAGGCCTGCCATGGCTGAGGATCCACGAGTCGCTGCTGCCAACAATCCAGGCTACGCCCAGCGCGGAACGCCCAAGCGGTACGACATGGGTGGCGAGGATGACGACGGCGGGAAGAAATCGCCCGGAGCCCCCGCCGACTTCACTGGAGCAGCACGGGAGATGGGGGACATACAGCAGCGCCTCCTCAACGAACAGACACTGGCCAATCGGCCCAACCAGAACACCCCGTTTGCCTCCTCGCAGTGGACTCGGGGCCCTGACGGGCAGTGGCAGCAGTCGGTGAGCCTGAATGGCGGCCTCGGACAAGCCTCCGACGCCCTCCAGGGCCAACTGGCTCAACAGTTGGGTGTGCCATTGGATTTCTCAGGCCTGCCGGAGTTGGGCACGGGGGAGAGCGCGCGGCAGCAAGCGAGCGATGCAGCATACCAGCAGGCAACCTCTCGGTTGGATCCGCAATTCAGGGAAATGGAGGAGCGCAACCGTACACGGCTTCTCAACCAAGGCTTGTCCGAGGGTTCCGAGGCCTATAGCAAGGCCATGGACAGGCTCTCCCAGCAAAGGGCAGACGCCTACAACCAAGCCAACTTCAGCGCCATTCGTGAGGGGACGGCGGCAGGTAGCGCCCTTTTCAACCAGAACCTTGCAGCACGCAACCAGGGGATGCAGGAGCGGTTGAGGCAACGGGGCCAACCGCTGGCTGAGTTGCAGGCTCTTCAGGGCTTCACTGCCATGCCTGGATACTCACAAGCGGGACAGGGACAAGCACCCAACCTCCTCGCCGCGCTTGGCATGGAGGATGCGGCGCACTACCGCAAATGGCTCGCTGAGCAGCAGTCTCGCTCAGATACAATCGGCGCGGGTTTCGATCTGCTGGGAACGCTGGCGAGCGTTGGTGGGGCCTTCCTCTCAGATGAGCGCGCGAAGACGAACGTGGAGCGGTTGCCCGAGCAGGTGGCCCCTGGCGTTCCTCTCGCCGTGTTTCGCTATCGCCCTGAGCACGGGCCGGACGGACTCTATGCAGGCGTCGTCGCGCAGGACGTTCAGCGAGAGTACCCACGGGCCGTCACCGTAGGCCCGGGCGGGATGCTTTTCGTGAGCGGGCACTTCGCCCCCACCAGGATTGGAGACTGAGGCCATGGCCGATAACTACCGCAGCAGGATGTTTCGGGACGTGGCCCGATACGCCACCCAGCAGCCTGATGGGCGGATCCTCTACTTCGAGAGCGATGGCGTCCAGTCCAGCGAGGGGGAATTGCCGCCGGGCTCGGACGCAAAGGAGTTGGAGGCGCAGGGCTTCGTGCTCCTCGACACCGACGCCTACGAGCGGACGCGGCAGTCACTCGATCCAATTGCTCGCGCTGAGAATGCCGAGGCCGATGAGCTTGCCATTGCATTCGACGCCAGCATGGGGCCAAAACCAGGGGGCGACGACATGTACAATGAGAACGAGGACACGCTGAACAACCTACTCACCATGAGGGCCGGAGCCGCCCCCTGGGGATCGCAAATGAACGGGCAAGGCGGCGGGATGAATGGCATGGATCCGGAAATGATGGCCGTGCTGGAGCAGTACATGAACGAGGGCCGCCTTGAGGACCTCTTCACCCCATTTCAACAGCAACAGCAGTTGATCGCCCAGGCACAGCAGGCGCCGCGCCCGGCCTCGCCGACGGGGGCCGTTCTGGGTGGCCTCTCCCGCGCCATCGGCACAGGTGGGCAGGCGGCACTGAACAAGAAGATGCAGGGGGACGCCTCCGGCCGCCTGCAGGCCCTCATGGAGATGCGGCAGAAGCAGATGGGCATAAACCCTGAGACTGGACTCATGGCTACCGCCGTAGACGACGCGACGCTGGCCTCTCTCTTTGGTGGGTGATGCATGGACTTCGCCCTGCCTGTTCCTCTGGATGAGAACGAGACGCCGGAGACGGCGCCCCTAAGCGCTGTTGCGCCCATCAATCCACTGATGGCGCTTTTCCTGAAGCAGCAAAAGGAGCAGCAGGAGCGCCAGAGGCGGCAGGAGGAGGCGAATTCCGTCATTCGTGAGGACGTGTCCCGTCAGCGTGGACAGGCCCAGGCGCTGAGGAATGTGGCGCTGATTTCGTCCTTCGGGGCCAATCCTCTGCTGCGCGGGCTGCAGGACGAAACGGGCAACCAGGGTGCGCAATTGGAGGGGCTTGCGGCTCGCTCTGAGGTTCGGATTGCCCCTCCCGAGGGGCGCGGTATTGACCCTCTTGGCATTGCCCGCCTCCAGCAACTCGCGGAGTACCAGAAGGGGCGGCTTGAACTCGACCACGAGAAGGAAGCACGCCAGAAGGCCGAGGCCGAAGCGAAGAAGGCGGCAGCGGAAGCCAAGGCAAAGGCCGCGACGGCGAAGGCTGCGGCAAGTGCCGCTGAGAAGGCCAAAAAGGAGGAGGATAAGCGGGCGGAGGTCATGTGGAAGTCTGCGGAGTCCATGCGCAAGGAATTCTCAAACCTCCCGGACGTGAAGGACTTCACTGAATTCGAGGACTCCTACAAGGGGCTCCAGTCTGCCCTCAAACGCCCGGGTGGCGTGGGAAGTGCGGCGGCCATCTTCAACTTCATGAAACTGATCGATCCTGGCGTAGCCGTCATGGAAGGTGACGTGGATCGCATTCGCGCGTCGGCGGGACCTGCGGCCAAGTTCGCCGACCTCTACGAGTACGCCAAGTCCGGCAACACCCTGCCTGACACCGTGCGCAAGGAGTTGGGAGGCATGGCGGACGAACTCTACGGCATCCGCAAGGAGCGCCATGATGGACGCCGCAAGCAGTATGAGGGCCTCGCCAAGAAGAGGGGCGTGGATCCGGACAGTGTTCTCCCTCCGGTGTTGTCGCCTGCCATGGAACCGCCACAGCGCACGCCCGCCCACCAAGCCATGCCTCCAGGCCCCGGAGGCTCACTCCTGCTCGGCCCGCCGCCAACTGCGCCCAAGACGGGTGGCAACACGGTGCGCGTGAAGGTGAATGGGCAGGAATTGCCACCCATGCCACGTGCCAACCTGGAAGAGGCGAAGAAGCGCGCGGCCGCCAAGGGCTACACGCTTGAGGTGATCGATGGCTGAGCCCAAGTCCATCGCCGATGAATTCGCAGACCTCACGGACGCCAAGATCGCTGACGACTTCTCCGATCTACTTGAGACGCCTGCCACTACTTCGCTCCAGCGCCTCAAGGCTGTTGCGAAGCAGCGCCCACCCGCCAAGGACCCCGGCTTTCTCTCCACTGTGGGACATGGCCTCCTCCAGGGATTCTTCAAGGGAGGCTCGGACGAGGCGGTTGGCGGACTCACGAGAGCGGGTGTTTCCCCGGGCGCCGGTGCGGCATGGCGCATGCCAGACGGTTCCGAGGTACCCCTCAACACGGGATGGGACGTATACCGAGCCGGACGGGACACGGAACGCGAGACGTTGCGAGGTGCGAGAGAGAACAGGCCGAAGACGGCTTTCGCCGCCGAGTTCCTCGGGGACCTTGCCTCTGATGCAGTGCTCAGTGGACTGGGCGTACCGGGCGTGGGCAACCGCGCCTATAACGTTGGCACTGGCATGCTCTCTGGGCTGCTCGGTAGCGAGGCGGAACTCACGCCGGACAAGGCCACTGGCGATGATGTCTTACGCGCCGGTTTGGCAACGGCTCTTGGCGGGGCTGCTGGTGATCTCGGGACCACCATTGGCGAAGGCGCGTCGCGCGCCACGCCTGCCATGCTACGCGCAGCGCGCGGGTGGCTGGAGCGGCGCGGCATCAACCTCGGCCGCCGCGCGCTCATGTCTGGGTCACAGCAACTCGCCGGAACGGTGCCAGTTTCCGACGATGCCGTGCGCGAAGCACTGGCCTCTGGCGCAATCCTCCCATTCGGCACGACCCAAGGCGCGGCACAACGATTGGAGAGGTCGGCGGAGCATTGGGGCCGGACATACGGGGCCACACTCCAGCGCCTTGAGGAGTTGGGAGTGCGGGGGCCCGATGCCGAGGCCCTGGCGCGTAGGCTCATTGCCGAGGGTGATGAAGAGGCCGCTGTTGCCGGGGCCAACACCGCCGTGCCGAACGTGTTTTATGGCAACGCGGACGCCATTGAGAGCAAAGTGCTGGAGCCTAGGGCGCTAGATGTCTTCGCGCGCCTTCGCTTGGCCCAGATGGGCGTTACGCCAACCACTACCTCATCGGCTGTGCGGAATGCTGGCGGCGTGTTCGACGACATTCTCAGCGGGACGGCTGTGCCTCAGAACTCCAGCAAGGAGGAGGCGCTTGCGGCACTTCGACGCCTTCGCCTCGCCCAGGCAGGAGTGACACCGCCACCAGCGGCACCAGCGGCCAAGGAGGTATCGCCGCAGGCTCCACCACGGCTCGTGGAATTGCCGGACCGCCCTGCCGACCTGCCGCTTTCTCAAGCGGAAGGCCTCAAGCGGACGCTCCAGGGTGAGGCAAAGTACGGTAGGATCGAGGACACACCCGTCAATGAGGCGAAGCGTCGCGTCGCCAGTATGATGCGACAGGCCATCGAGGACAAAGTGGACGAGGCGGCCTTGACTGCGGCCCCGGGTTCTGAACTGGACGCCATGACGGGCGCCTTCATGCCTGTAAAGCAGCGCCTCTCGCGAACTCTTGCGGCTTCAGAGGCAGCCGACAAGGGCGCGGCAGCAGCGGCGAAGCGCGCCGGACTCAGTCTCACCGACTACCTCTGGGGCCTTGGCGCTGGCGGCGCAGGTCTGCTTGGAGGAGGCGGCGGGGGTGGCATGCTAGGCGCAGGCGCCGCGATGCTTGGACACCGCTTCCTGCGCAATCGTGGACCGTCCACTGGCGCGGCAACGGCCTATTGGGCGTCTCGCCTTGCTGGCGCTGGCGCCAATGCCGCTGCCGCAAACCCTTCTGCCACGAGAAAACTGGAAAGCCTTGCCGCATCCAAGATGCTAGGTGACCAACTGGCTCCTGTGGCGGAGGAGAACCAAGGCCGGGCCGTGCAGTCGGCCATTTCTCGCTACCTCTCTCGAATCAACGCCGCCCAGGAGAACCCATGACGCGATTTGGAATAATCCTCTGCCTGCTGGCGCTGCCTGCCATGGCGGCGGACTACGACACCGTGCCGGTCCTCACCTCGGCTACCAACGTCACGTCCGGACTCTCAAGCCAGACCGCCTATAAGACGATCCTTGTGGAGAACGGCGGGAGCAACGCGATCTACTGCTCGCGGAATCCCAGCGTCACCACTGACGATGGACACGAGGTTGCCGCAGGCGACGCGCGCTCCTTCCCGTACGACGGTCCGCTCTACTGTATTTGCTCCGTCGCCCAGACGGGCACCGCGCGAAACCACACCATTATCTGGGGGAGTTACCAGTGACGCGCCGCGCATCAGCGCTTCTTGCCGGTGTGGTGCTGACGGGCCTCAGCGGAATTGGCGCCGCCATCTTTTCGTCCGTCGGCGCCACCGCTAACCCGTTCTCCGGTCCATTTGGTAGCAGCGGCGGTGGGTCCAGCGTCGTGCGGACGGGTGAGGATTTTGTGCGCGTTGGACTCGGCGAGGATGTCTCGTACGAGCACGTTACCATCACAGGTACGTCGTCGTCTGCCGACGCACTGACGATCCTTAGTGGACGCATCCGAATGGCACCAAGCACCGTGAGCTCCGGCGCGATCTTCTACTTCGACCCGTCCATTGGATTTGTGCTCAATGGCCAACTCAACATCGCCCCAGGCGGGCCTGTTTTCGCCGACTACCTGCTGCCGCGCCAGAACAGCCTCCCTGTGACGGTTGGAGACTCGGACGGCACCGTGTTCGCCTGCCAATCGTCCCCGGGCACATGCGATGCCGCGCACAAGGGAGCAGTGCTGTGCGTGAATGAGTCCGCAACAAGTGCCACCCGTCTCTGTAGGTGCATTCTCACGGCCAGTGGAGGGGACTACCGCTGGTTGAACATGGACACCGCCACTAGGGGCTCAACCACAACCGACTGTCCGGACACCGCGCCATGAAATGCTCCACAATCGCCGCCGTAGCACTGTGCCTCACAACGATGAGCGCCGAAGCCGCACAGCGCCGCGCCTGGGTGGCCGTGGGTGATTCGATCACCTATGGGTACGCCCATGATGCAACCCCATATCCAGTGCGCCTCTCCGAGTTGCTCGGGGTGCCGGTTGCCAACATGGGCATCGGCGGAGACACGGCTGCCAACATCAACACGCGGTTCACCTCCTACGCACTCCCATATCCGTACAAGGGCGTCATCATCGAGGAGTGCCTCAATGATCTGATCGCCGGAACCTCTGCGACGACGTGCTGGGAAGCAACAGCGACGGCAGTGGATGCGGCTCTCGCTGAGGGCTTCCTCGTCGTCCTCGTCACCGCCATCCCCTGCGGGAATTACGTGGGGTGGAACGGCACCAAGGAGACGGAGAGGGGAGTTTACAACCTCAACGTGCGAACAAAGGCCGAGTCTGACCCCGCCCACATCTTCCTTGTGGACCTCGACGAGGTGGTGTCAGACGACGGAACCACGATCAAGGCCGCCTACGATTATGGTGACGGACTCCACTTGGACGGCGACGGAATGCAGGCGCTGGCGCAAGCGGTGGCCGACGCGATTCAGTGAGGACTGCCTAGGCCCACACCATGCCCCGCCGCCCCGTCCCCGCCACCGCGCAGACCATGGCTTTCCCGGCACCCATCGGTGGACTCAACACCGTGGCCACGGGCACGGCCATGCCGCCAGAGGATTGCGCCCTGGTGTGGAACCTCATCCCCGCTGAGTCCGGCCTGCGCGGCCGGTTGGGGTACCGGGAGTGGTGCACGGGCCTCACGGGCAGCACCAATGACAGGGTGCGCTCCCTCATGGCCTTTGCGGGGAGTGAGCCCTCTCTCAACCGCCTCTTCGCCACGACGGACACAGGCATCTACGCTGTTACCACTTCCTCCGGTTCGCCCAGTACCGCCTACTCGTTTGCCGTCTCCTCGGGGGATGCAGGGTATGGCGTTTTTCGGGTGGTGGTTACCTCTGGCGGGCACTTCGGCCTGTACTGCGACGAGGTGAATGGCCTGCACGTCTACACCCAAACGGGGAGCAGTTGGGCCGCAGTGCCCATGGGGGGAAGCCCGGGACAGATTGCCAACGTGGACCCGGACAGCCTCGTGCACGTCACCGTCTTCAAGCGACGGATCTGGTTCACGGAGAGGGACACAGCATCCGCATGGTACCTCTCTGCAGACGCCATTTATGGCACCGCCACGGAATTCAATTTCGGCACCCAATTTCGCCAAGGCGGGCACCTCGTTGGCCTCTACAACTGGAGCTACGACGGCGGTGCGGGCATGGATGATGCCCTTGTCGCCATCTCCTCGGGTGGGGACGTGGTGGTGTGCCAGGGGTTGGACCCGTCGGACCCAGACTCGTTCAACGTGAGGGGCGTGTGGACTATTGCTCCGCCCCCCAAGGGCCGTGAAATTGCCTATGAGGTGGGTGGTGATCTCTGGATCCTCTCTGGCAATGGGGTGATCCCCATTTCCCGCCTCGTGGTGGGTTCGGACAAGGCGTACGAGACGGCGAAGATCTCCAACCTATTCAACGCCCTCATGCTCACTCGACGGCAGGCACGCGGTTGGAGCATGCGCCTGCACCCCGAGGACAACGCTCTCCTGGTGCTGTACCCGGACTATTCTACGGAAACCGGCCAGTGCCTCGCCCAGAGCCAAGCAACACGTGGGTGGTTTCGCTACCGCAACCTGCCCATGCACTGCGCCGCTGTCTGGGAGGGGAGGCTGCATTTCGGGACGCTGGATGGGCGCGTGTGCGTGGCGCGGGACTACTTGGACAACGTAGGGCGAGCCGATCTAAGCACCTATGAGCGCGTGGACTGCACCCTCATTCCTGCCTTCCAGCGCGCGAGAGGGAACCGCGTTTCCCTCAAGCAGATTCGGGCCCTCATTCTCACGGATGGCGCTACGCCCAACGTGAGGCTGGAGGCCCGGTACGACATGGACTTGAGCGAACTCACGGAGCCGGAGGAGTCCGTCAGTACCGCCCCCAACATTTGGGATACGGCCATTTGGGATAGCGACGTGTGGGGCGGGGATTCGGCAAGCGTCAACCCTCTCCAGGGCGCCCTGAGCATAGGGCACTCGGCTTCTGCCGCCATCCGCCTCCAACCCCTCGGCCGCACCACTCTTGTCCAGTTGGAAGCCCAATACGAGGTAGGAGGATTCCTGTAATGCCGACCCCAGCGCCTATTCCTCCGCCTCAACGTCACGAGCCAACCACCATCACCATGAAGGGCCTCAAGGTAGTAATCCCCACGGCCGCCATTGTCTTCGTGGCGCTGGCTATTACGCCGGGGCTTGCCTACCTCGTGGTGCCCAAGGGCGCACCGCTGGAGGCTGGCCCTGCGCCGCTCCCCGTGCCTCAGGTGCCGCTGCTCTCCTCCACGCCAGCCGCGCTGCCCATGTTGGCAATGGCGCTGCCAGGGAAATTGCCCCCGCCCGGCCCGAACCAACTGCGCGCGGGACAATGCGATCCTGAGCGGGCGCAGGTGGAGATCAACAACGGCTGTTGGGTGCGTACGGAAACCCCACCGCCGTGCCCCAAGGGCAAGCAATGGGAGCACGAGGGCCGGTGCTGGCTGCCCGTGGCGGAGGCCAAGCCCGTGCCGACGACAGGAGAGCCGCGAACGGCAGGGATCGCGGACCCATGAAAGACGAAGGGCCCGGCTGCCTACGACGGCGGCCGAGCCCCTGCTGCTCCGGTTTTGAATCTTCACAGGGCCGCGTGCGCGGTGGTCCTGAAGTGCCGGTCCGGAACCGGCGAGGTCGCCGCAGCAGCAGCCATCTGCGGGAGAGCCATAGACGTTCTACCTCGGCACCGCTCCGTCTGCAAGGGTCGGCGGCGTAACTGGCGTCGGCGGGCTCCACAAGACTCAAGGCGGACAGGCCCTCCGCGTGCTTGATGAGCGCGGTGCGGTGCGCCTCTTCTGGATGGCATGCAGCCGCCGAGAGAAGGGCATTTGGCGCGTGGACGGTGATGGCGCGATGAGCGCTCGTCATGGCCCACTCGCGCAGTCCCGTCAGTGCCTCGGGGGCAAGATGTTGCCGAATGCGCCAGCGGCCAAGCATCCACGCCATCCACGACCCGTCCGGGCACGCTTCCCACCTCTCCTTGGCGCTCAAGTTCGTGTTGGCGCCCACCGCATCGCGGGTTCGCAAGCGGACTCCTCACGCAGCATCTCCAAGTAGTGCATTGCTTCCTCCCAGGCCCGAGGCCGTTTACTGGTTATCGCACGGCGCCTTCGAGAAGTTGCTACGCCACAGGTAAGAAATCCGCCAAGAGATCGGCCGCACGGCAGGCGTGACGCTGGGCGTTCGGCAGCGTACACTGAGCGCATATGCGCTACCTCCATGCAGTGCTTCTGCTGTGTCTCGGGTGTGCCTCTGGCGATGCGTACGAGCGCGGAGCCTACCGTCCGCCCGTGCGTGCCCCAGTCCGCGCACCCACCACCAACCCCACGACGGATGCACCTCGCTATGCCCCGCCTGGGCATGCGCCTCAGCCCGGCGTGTATCCGCGCTCGCCCCATTCCAGGGTGCTCACATCCACGAGTGAACCGGGGATCTGGGCCAGCAGTGAGCCAGAGGCCGAGTGGTCCAGCAGCATGTGGGAGATCCTCCTGCCGGTGCCAGATCCAGCCAGCAGCGACGACAAGCGTCACGCATCTCGCTGTGGAGGAACTATGCGCCTCGCCGCAAAATGGTCCATTGGCGAGCCAGAAATGCCCATGGACGATAAACGCTGCCTCGCCGCGCTACTGTACGCCTATTGCGTGAGTGCCGACACGGATTTTCCTGAGGAGCGGGTCGGGAAATTCAAGGACGCGGCCGCCGCGTTTGTGCGCCGCTCCTGCGACGAAGAGCGCAGGCGACGAATGATCCCAACATTCGGACCAATAGCAGCTAAGTGGCACGAGTTGTATTCGTGGTCGCGACGAGGAAGCCAGTGACCGAGACGGCAGGCATTCTCCAGAATTCTCGTGCTCTTCTGGACCTCTTCGACGACGCCACTCTGCAGGCGGTGGTGGACGGCAACACCCGCCTGCTTCCAATCGACCTGCCTGTGGACGCATCCACCCAAGCCATAGCAGCAGACATCCTCAAGGAACGCTCCCCCAAGGCCCCAATCCCATGAGAATCAACTTCGCCAGCAGTACCCTCAAGCCAAGCCCGCCCGGATGGCGCCTCACCTACTTCGACGGCGACGGAGATCCCGTGGCGAGTTTCTGGGCGCCAACCAAGGAAGCGGCGATGAACCACGCTGCTGCAACCGTGCCGTCTAGGCGCAACCCACAACCCATCCCACACGAAAGGCCCCATGCGACACACCCTCCCCGTTGTCCTTCTCTTCCTCTCCTGTGCCTCACCAGCACCTTCCACCTACGAGCGTGGCACCCCCGCACGCCCTGCCCCAGCACCCACGCGCCCCGGAGTAGGCCTGCCCCTCCCGGGCCAGCCTCACTCCAATCCGGAGGTACAACCACACCCCAGGCCCAAGCGCTACCTCCCTCCTGAACCGGACGGGAGGCCAGGAATCTGGGCGAGTGATGAACCGACTCAGCGTCCACTCGCCTTCATCTTGCTTGAACCGGTGGAGATGCCGGATGGCAAAGAAGAGGGCCTCGCGCGCCGCCACATGACGGAGTGCGCCAACGATATGAACAAGAGAGCAGATCTCGCTCGGCCGCCACCAACAACACACTTCTCCGACATGCGGAAGGATGTGCGCAAATGCCTCGCGCACTCGCTCATGGCGGCGTGCCTCAATCTCCGAGAGATGCAGTACAAGAGTCGTGGGCCAGACACCAGTCGCTATGGTGGTATGGAACCAGCCATCAGGCTGAACAAGCGCGCGATGGAGCGCGCCTGTGAGGATCGAGAAGTGGCTGCTCTTGCTGCGCGCGAGTATGGCGTGATTCTTCCTGGATGGGTGCTGCCATGGTAACGACGCCAACGCCTCCGACTGGCACGCCCTCCAGCCACGCAGACCTCGTGCTTGAGAGCATGCTTGCGTTCAAAGCAGATATGGCGTGGGCGATGGAGTGCTTGGAGTTGCTCTCTCTCGGCGTTCCGGTCGGTGGCATCCTCCTTGAACTCCGATCGGTATGCCATGACGATGCGTGGAGAGAGCGACAGACGCCGACATGGCATCAGGCGATGGCCGAAGCCAAGAAGGCACTGGGTGAGGATGCGTGGCAGGTGAACCTCTGTACCTACGCTCTCCGTCACCAGTGGGGACTTCCCCAACCCACCTACGAGCGACGCCTGCAGAAGGATGCGCTCGCGCAGGGCCTCTCGTGGTTGGTAACGGGAGAAGCCCCGTCCACGCCCCAATAGCCCACGCAGCACCCCGTAGCCCCAACCCCCGAAAGGAAGCACCATGCCCAGATCCGCAACAGGTAGTTACACCTCACCCTCCTCCCAGTTTTCCTCAGGCACCACAATTTCCAGTTCCGTGATGAACGGGAAACTCAACGACATTGGGGAGGAACTCACGGACTCTCTCTCCCGCTCCGGCAAGGGGGCGATGACAGCGGCGCTCCGTGTCCCGGATGGTTCCATTGCCCTCCCCTCGTACACCTTCACCAACGAAACGAACCTCGGGTTTTACCGCCCCAGCACAGGCGTAATAACAGCAGTGGATGGTTCCACGGAGATCATGAAGTGGAGCACGGCCGAGGTGCGGGTGTACGCCGCTGCTGTGTTCGAGGATTCTGTAGAAGTGGCCACCGGCCTTGTCATATTCGGTGGCGCCACTATCACACAAAGCACATCAAACACGGCTGGTCTTACGGCCACAGGCAATGGGACTGGCGCTGGCGTCCGTGGGGTTGGAGGCGCTACTGGGGCAGGAGGATCATTCCAGGGCGGTGCCACAAGCGGTGCAGGCATCAATGTCACCGGAGGCCCGAGTTCCACTGGAGCGAACATCACGGGCGGTTCCGGCACGTCAGCAGGTGCCGTAATCACGGGGTCTGGCGCTGGAGTGGGCGCTCAGATCGCCGCTGGCACCGCCTCAACAGGCGCAGACCCCACCAATGCCCTGGAGCTCACCAACGGCAATTTGAAACTGAGCGGCGCCGTTCCAAACTCGAACGAGGCGCTCGCCAATACGCTAACTCCGCTCAACCTGCCGAAGGCATGGGTAAGGTTTCTGACAACTGGAGGCGGTTCGACTGGCACGACAGTAACGGCTGGCTTCAACATCACCAGCGTCGCTGTCAGCGGCACAACGATCACCATCACGCTAGCGAGCGCCGTCGCTGCTACTGGTGCGGCCTTCGTTACCCCCGGCAATTCCTCCAGCAACCTCGTGTTTGAGGCCACGGTTGTAGGCGCCACTGTTACGCTGGAGGCGCGTGAGTTGGAGATATCTGGAACGGCCTTTGATCTGTACAACTTCCAGACAGGCGCAGCGCGGGCCGTGCAAGTTTTGGTGTTTGGCGAGCAGGCTTAGCGCGTCCCAGTGAATTCCGCCGAAAATTGCCCGGTCTGGTCGCACGGACTGGACCGGGTATCATCGCCATCGGTTAGCGTAACTGAGCCATGCGAAACGATCCGTACACCATTGGCGGTTGGATATACCGTGATGTCAAAGACGAGCATGTTGGCGCGTATGGCCACGCCATCACCACAAGTGCCCCATGGCCCGGGGGGGCAAGAGTAGATACCCGTCCACGCCGCATCTGGAGCATTGGTGTACGCCAATAGTGGAACGGTCCCAGAGCCATCCGGACAGAATCCAGAGATAGATCCGTTGAAGCGGTCTGCGCTAACAAACACCGGCACGCTGTGCGACCTGCTGTAGGTCCCTCCGTTGACTGAAAGTACAGACGTCCCGAGCCACGTGCCTGCAATCTCGGTTGAGAGCGCCGCAGGCGCTGGAACCACGTCCGGACACCCGTCAGCATCCTGAAATCCGTTCCTCGTCTCAGGCTCGGACGGGCAGGCGTCGGCCGAGTCCTCGATCCCGTCTCCATCCTCATCAGGAGGCGCCTCGCAGTACGGCCAGCACCCATCGTCTGGGGGGAGGTTCTGGGCCTGCTGAGCGAGGCAGTCCTCGCAACTGGTAGGCGCCTCTGGCCCACATCCTGATGCTCCAAAAAGAGCGTACGCAGAAACCACGATTGTAAGAAACAGCCCCCTGTACGTATTATCCATGGTGTTTCTCCTGTTGAAGCACTGGGCGGGGTGCTTTCCTAGGGCGCCCGCCCAGTGCGGTTGTACTGCCTTGGTTATCGCTGCTTTTCCTGGTCTCGCGCTCACACCACTACTGGCGCGCCCCCGAGAAGGTCATCACGAAGGGCTTGGAAATGCCGCACCCCGTCGCCGTACCGCTGCCAGCGGCGCCAAGGTTCCCGTTTGAGGCGGCAAGAGCGAACGACGCGCTGTTGAACGTGAAAACCACGGACTGGCATCCTCCGGAGAAGGCCACGGGCGCGCAGGCCAGCGTGCCATCCCAGCGGACGCTGTACTGATCAGTGTAGGTGTTCGTATTCATGGTCCCGTCGCCGAGCGGGCACACGGGCACGAAGCGGACGGAAAAGCCATTGGCCGTACCATTCATGGTGCCGGTAAACTGAAGCGGGGCCTCGTTCTGCACGGTGATTGTCACCGTGCCGGACCAGCGCGCGTTGAAGGCCGGATTCACGTCCGGACATCCATCCGAGTCCTGGTAGTTGTTCACCACTTCCGCTCCGGCAGGGCAGGCGTCCTGAGAATCCGGAATGCCGTCCCGATCCCCGTCAGTGGGCGCCGGGGGTGTATCCGGGCAGCCGTCAGAGTCTTGGTAGCCGTTCTGAGTCTCGGGCTGCGTCGGGCATGAATCGTTGGTGTCAGGAATGCCGTCACGGTCAGTATCCGTGGGCGTGCTCGGCGGAGTGTCGGGGCAACCGTCCGAGTCGTTGTAGTTGTTGAACGTCTCCGGCTCATTCACGCAGGCGTCTGCGGAGTTGACGATCCCATCACCGTCTGCGTCGGCAGAACCGGGCGGCAGCGGATCCTCGCCTCCGCATCCAGCCATCCCAAGGGCATAAGTGGTAACCGCGACTGCAAGAATGAAACGTGTATTGGTAGTGTTCATTTCAACGCCCCTCCATTGGGCGCACTGCGATTGGTGCAGCGATCTGCGAGGGTGGGCGCGGATGGTTTCCGAGGCCCGCCGTGCCGCCCTCGACGGTTGGGTTACTACCATGTTGTCGCGGGTTCTCCGCGATTGTTTCTGGTACCTTGGTGCTATGGGCGCCGCCCTCCGTACAGCGGGCATCGTCGCAGATCCCGTTGCTGGTGCCCAGGTAAGTGTCGGAGTCGCATCGTCACTCACTGGACTGCCCATCATCGTGAGGATCGAGAGTGTCGCGCGGCTCCGGCAGTTCCAGGCACCACATGTAGCGAATCGCCCAAGCGTAGCGCTCTGCCTCGGTGCTCCATGGGAGTGCCTTCGCGGCATATTCCAGCGCCTGGGGCCACGTGCACTCGTCGAAGGGTTCGGCCCACCCGCCTTGTGCGGCCCGTGCCGCGTAGGAGGCGCGGTAGAGTCCGCCGACGTTCACGCCCAGTTCCTTGGCCTTGAGGATGAAGGCCCCACCCTCCGAC